AGTACACATTTGCATGTTCGTAGGATGGATCCCTTGCACCTCTAAAGACCTCGCGACCTTCGACAGACCAGAGATCAGAGACGATGTTCAAATCATGTTCGGTTATATCTGCACTGACCGGGTATACCACCGTGGGGTCGATCGCCGACTGCATCTCTTAATCAAAAGAAACCTTTACAGGTACGTCGTGGATACGCACGGACTTGGTAGCCGATCGACTCAGCTCATGGCGCTTCCGACGTTCACCGTCCTTAGGCTGGATCACCTGCGAACAGGATTCCATGTCGGCATGGATCTCGTCGTAGTGTGTGTCCAGGTACTCAAGAATCTCATCCTGAATAGCCCACTCGAAAAAGTTCAGCTGCCCCACTGTGGTATCCAACCCGCGGAACTGAATTCTCTTCCACCGGCAGAACGGGTCAAACATCTTTTTGTTGTACGCCTTGAGATGCGACTTGTAGACCAAGTACACAATGACGTGATGGTTCCCCTTAGCCATGAAAGAGACATTGTACTTCTTTGAGTAATTGGTAACAAACCAATCCAAAAGGCGAAGACTCAAACGCGACTTACCCGTCAGAACCTCCTCGATGCGGCGAAAATTATCGGGATTCGCATAGAACCCCTCGAGACGCCGCAGTACCCACTGCTCCTTGCTTTGAATGGTCTCCATACCAATTCTGTGTTTCAGCACTGAAAATGAGTTTTCGAATCCGACGCATAAAGAAACGCATGGAGGCAGTCATCACTGAATGGCTGCGTGAACCACCCTACACTCGGCCGAAGAAGCGGCTGAAGCCCTTGATCATGTTAATGGTCGTGGTGACAGGGGTTAGTTACACAAAGACCAGGCGATTCGTCTTTACAGCAATGGACGATGCGATGAAAGGGGAACTTGGACGCATCTGGATGCGCGATCGATGTGTGCGCAGGACAATCCGTATCTACGGTGCAAATGATCAGCGAACAACAGGTTGGCATATGAAACGAGGCGAGATGATCACGGGATCTGAGGTCTCACAGGTCTTTACGGGAGGTGAAACGAGACGCAGCTTGATTCTTCGAAAGCTCGAACCACCGCAGCCTCCTGCGCCTGGACAGTACCAAGCACCACTGATCTGGGGCACGAGATTTGAACCCATTGCCAAGGCGATCTACGAAGAAGAGACCGGGTGTAAGATCGTTGATGTATCTTGTGTTCAGCATCCAGTCTACACCTTTCTTGGTGCGTCGCCAGATGGCATCCTCTTTCCAACCGATCCGACAGACGTGCGCCGCCGCGGTCGCCTCGTAGAGTTCAAGTGCCCGTTCTCGCGTCCGGCATCGGATGGTGTCCCCGATGCATATAACCACCAGATGCAGATGCAGATGGAGTGTTCTGGGATTGACGAGTGTGAGTATGCAGAGTTTCGCTTCAAACAGGTGTTCTCATCCGAATGGGTTCGGTCAACGGGTACCAAGGGTGTCTTTGCCGTGTATTCAGATGAAACGGTTGAATACAAGGCACAGAACGCAGATTTGAATACATGGCTGCGAAGTCTCGATCAGGAGGCTGATCCACAGTTCATTTACTGGATCCTGGTCTCGACAAAGAAGGCGTTCGTACCAAAGGATACGACGTGGCTCCCGACCCACCTTCCTGCGCTCCAGGCGACGTGGGACGAAGTCCTTGTTCATCGTGCGGCAGGAACAAAGCCAGAGCCACCGGTTAAGACGACAGTTACACTGAGCATTTAATCACCCCGGGGAAGTAATACCCCGCTGGGGTCGGGACATGTGGAAACCAACGGTCAGGCATTACAATTTTTCGGTGAGGATTGAGGAAGGCGCCCCACCACGAAAACGACGAGTTTGCACAGATGCCCCCCGCGCATTGACTCATGAGAAACAATACATCAAGTTCAGGCTCCATCACCAGGGTGCAATTGAGTGTTGACATGAAGGGTCTGCTCATTGCATAATTGACATCGTTTGTCACAACAAAGAAGTGGGCGCCAGGAAACATGGCAATGGCACGTTCGTAGTAGGCGTCTAGCTTGAGATCATGATAAGGATTGTTCACATAATCACCACCGCGGATATGCAGGAAAATTCCATTCTTGATGCCTTCGTACTTGTTCTGTACGGCATCTGGCAATAGCAGCTCCCGCATGAAATCGTGGTCGATGTACCGCCAATCCTGAAAGTATCCGGCCAGACGAACATCTGGGTACATGCGGAACGCACCACGCCAGTCAATATACGATGAGACCGACGGCTCTTCGATTCGAACTGATTTGCGGTCATTCAACAGCATGGAACGGAATTTATAGAAGACAGTATCGAAATACGAAGTTGATGTATGCGGAGATGGATTAGCCAGAGTCATTAGATAGGGTCTGCGCCCTGTTCTTGATGCAATGTGCATGAGAGCAGCTAACTGAAAAAGTTGATTTCCAAGACCACCGACCAACTCCATGGTCAGGTGGCCGACCATTTTATTACTTTCACAAGCAAAGCGAAAATCACGCAATGACCGTAACGTTTGTTACAGCATTCTTGGATCTACGAGAGGATAGACCCAAGGATCGTGCAACCGACGTGCGCTTTGAACTGTTCAAGCAGCTCAATGCAACCGGGATCAGGCTGCATGTATTCGTAAGCCCTGAGTTCCGCGCCCGGCTCCCCCCGATACATGACGGAGTCGTCGAAACCATTTCGCTGGAAGAACTAGATCTTTACTCGATCTCTCCTCTGGGAATACCTGATACCCGATCCGATGTACATGACACTCGCAACTTTCTCATTCTCATGAATGCGAAGATCGAATTCATCATGAGAGCGATTCGTTCGGGACAGCATTCATCTAGCCATTATGCATGGGTGGACTTTAACCTGTATCATGTGCTGCATGATCCGGGATCGGCCGACGAGCTACGCGCCCTTTCAACGGGGTATATTCCGCCTACGTGCCTCTTCTTCCCTGGTTGTTGGCCAAGGGGTGTGACGTGGGATACCGTGAATTGGAGGTTCTGTGGTGGGTTCTTTCTAGGTGATCGTAACTCGCTGACTCGACTCTATGAGTTCTACTGTATCGAGTACCCAAAGCTTCCCAAGCTGACGTGGGAAGTCAATGTCTGGGCATACTTCGAATCACTTGGATTCCATTTCGATTGGTACCAAGCAGACCACAATCCCTCGATCATCAACATTCCTCGCGCTGTTGTGTGCGATCCACCCGGGATCCCTCATGCATGGGCATCTTATGACCAACGGCTTATCATTGGTGGCTCCATCTATCGGTACGTATTGGAGTGTATCCGACCTCATGCCATCACGGCGATCTTTCCACAGACGGACGGGATCCTTGCCGACGACGAGTATCACCGCACAATGACGTCTCTCGGGCGCATCGAGACTGTCGTGCGACCTGGGCGAGAGTATGCAGGGCTTGAGGCACTTGCTCATCCGACTACGCGCCCATTGGTCTGTCTCTATGCCACACATGGGTTCACTAGCAAGAGCATGATCCTGCTTCCATGGGACGACATGGCATTCGAGAATGGACTCTCGTTTCCACAGCGGTCATGGTCTGAAAAGATCCAGACTGTCATGTGGCGCGGCGGATCGAGTGGGTTTCACCGGCCATCGGTGCGAATGCGGGTGGTTGAGACGCTCTTTGGTGTTCCAAATACAGATGTCCGATTTGTTCCGGGCGGGTGGCCTGTCAATGACAATGTGATCCCATCCGAGCACTTTGCAGACAGGTCATTGCTGGGGCCGGATGCACATTCACGATACAAATACGTGCTCATCATCGATGGAAATACACAAGCCTCCAATGGTCATTGGGGATTTGCGATCGGCTCTGTGCCGATTTTGATTACGCACCCGGAGAGTCGATGGTGGTTCAAGAGTGAGCTGATACCCATGGTGAACTATGTTCCGATCAAGTACGACCTAACGGATCTGGTAGAAAAGATCGAATGGTTGGTCACACACGACGACGAAGCCAGAGTCATTGCGGAAAATGCACTGAAGATGTCGCGACGTGTCTTCAGCCCAGCGTTTCAGCGTGGATATATCAACAACCGTATTCGACAAATTGCCCAGCAAGATCACTGAACCCCGCACGTTGAATTCCGATACGTGTTTTGAATGCAAACCAATCGGACAGTGGCTGTAGGGGTTTCCAGTACTGGTCGAGAAGGTAGACCCAGTGCACATGTGGATGTTGTTTAAAGAGCTCTGTTCCTTCTTCCCATTTCGCGATCAATGTATCGTAGAAGCGAGAGTGGACAATGTATCCACTGGTCGTCTGCGCACCCTGTACTCGGTCAAGTACGTCATTATAGGGAGTTGGCTGAACTGTATTATAGGACATCATTACAACGTCATACCGTTCCGGGAGCTGTACGATCAACTGATCCCACGTCTCCTTCGAGACAACAAATTGAAAATCATCTTCAAAGATCATGACAGCCGGGTACTTTCGCGCACGTGCTGTCTTGAGAACTGCGATATGGGAAAGGTTGCATCCGATCGTACCTGGTGTGTACTCAATTGCCGGAAACCGCTCGACGACGAGATCCTTGTCGGCGAATTCCTTCTCTACCTCGGCTCTGCGGTCGGTTCGACGATCGAGATTGATGTAGAATGCATACATTGCTCAGTCATGTCCACCATGTGAAAATCCGTCTCCACCAGGGAGGCGTCTGTGACGCAAACTTGGCGTTCCACTCGTTGATGGTAAACTGGTTCCCCATGCTGACATTGCAGCGGGAACAGATGGGAATCAAGTTATCAAGCGTCGTTGCACCGCCCTTGGACTCGGGAATGTTATGACCGCACTGGAAATCGAATACATTCATACGGTTGGTACACCATACAATCTTACACTTTGCATCGAAGACTCGTCCAGCTTTCACCATCCATACCTGTTCACGCAATGCCCTTGGGATCTTCATTACTTAGACCGAACGCACGGCTGTATATGCGTTTACTCGCCAGGGCGTTGCCATTCCTTGCACGGCATCAACAAACGAAGTACGGGGCATGTGGTTTGTCCGCTGCTCATACGAAGAGTGTTCGACATCCTGTGTGCGCTCCATTTGACGACGGTCAAGGAGCTCAGGTTGGAACTTCTCCAGCCCACCTGAAAGTTGGAAAACAGCGAAAAGCGCTGCCAGTCCAGCGATAAAGGCAACGATGTGAAGCATTGTTCTACTCGGGTAATAAAAAACGAACTCTTTCCATTGTAGGTAGAAAGGGCACAATGGAGGACAAGGCACTTGCAACTCTTCGCATCTTCTATGAGCGTCGTAAGCTTCCCACCGAGACCAAGCCTGTCGCGTCGGGTCCGAAGGATGTCAATGCCTACACGATGGGGGACACCCTCGTGCTCTTCAGTCAAAAGGACAAGATGCTAGAGCGCGACGTCCATACCTATATGGAGTATGCAAAGGAGAATGACTACAAGAATGGAATGATTGTCGTTGCCACGTCGAAGCCGTCGGGTAATCTGATGAATCTGATCCGGTCAAAGTTCATCGAGGATAAGATCCAGTTCTTCCACCTTCGTGAGCTGCAGATGGACATTACTACGCACCGAATGTCCGTACCGCATCGTATCTTGACCCCTGATGAGGCCAAGGATGTACTCGACAGGAATCGCATCCTCAAGCCGGAGGATCAGATGCCGTGGATTGATTCGCAGGACATTCAGGCTCGTGTGATTGGTGCCGTGCCGGGAAACATTATCGAGATCACTCGGCACAGTGACACAGTGGGCAAGGGCGTCTATTACCGATACTGCGTAGCTGACGTAAATGTTGCCTAGACATAATGGGTAACCCAACGACATCCGGAAACATGACGGATCTTCAAGCCAAGTACCAACAACAGAAGACGATCTACGACAATCTGGTGCAAAATGCACTGGCAAACAATGACTTTTCCAACAATGATGCGATTCTCGCCGCCCAGCGAAACATGAGCGACACGCTGTCTCAGATGGCAGCGGTTTCTGTGTCCTCTGGAGTGGACAGTGATGAACAGCATGAATTGATTCGCAGGATCATGGAGATTCAGCGAGACTACAATGGCCTTCTCGTTGGAACAGATAAACTGCAGACTCTTCGCATGATCCACCAGAACGAAGATGCTACGAAAGGTACGGGAATGAAAGTAATGGGGGCGTTTTTCGTTGCCGCATCTCTGGCGCTTCTCATTGCCATCATGCGTACGCATTGAACGCAAACGCTGCTCCGAGAATCAGGAACAGAACGACAACTTGAGTAATCATGGTTCCATAATCAATTTGCGGAGGCGGTTTGGACGTGGACGCAACAAGCTGATCCGCCACAGCAGGTCCCTCCGAGCGCATAGTCTGTGCTTCTTGATGCAGCATATCAAGATCGGGATTGAGTGTCTTGTATTCATCGAGGAACGCCTGGATATTATACTGGTTGTCCTGGATCTGAACCTGCATCTGTGTCTGGTAATCATTAATGGCGGCAGTTACGGTCGCCAATGCCGTTTGATCCCCAGTCGTTTTCGATGCCTTGTAGGCCGTTCCATATGCATCAAGTAGAGCTTGGTAATCGCCCGATACGGCATCGATTGTCGCCCGTCCCTGGGGTGTTGATGCATCGAACCCTTCCTGCGATCTAGCCTTAACGGTGAGTATAGCGATCAGCGTAAATAAAAGGGCAGTCAACCACCCAACCATTATCTTGTAGGAGTAATAAAATGCCGGTCGCACAATCTTTCTATGAACCCTCTGCTCCCGCTCGGCACGTGCGCGGCGTAGATGCATCGGAATACACTCGCTTTGTCCGCATGGCGGCGACTGTTGCACCGTACATCAACCCCCAGACAACCTTCAATCGCCCGTTCGCTCGTCTTGGACAGAGCCAGGAGGCCAACCTGGACGCCCGGTTCGTTAGCACGATCTTTTCTGGTCTGCGACCGTTTGTTGCGAATAAGTAATGACTCAGCTCTATGCGGATGCACTTGCTGAACTTCAGCCCCTGCGTCCTCCCACTCAACCCCATGCCGATATCGAGAGTGCAAGGCTAGATATCAAGAAGCTGGAGGCGATCAACATGCGCCCGATCCAGATCTGCTTATTCTTTATCGTTCTTGCATTGCTGGAGTATCTTTTCCTACCCTCGAGCGTTGTCCATGGCATTGCGTTCATGACACTGTGTGTCGGGCTTTCGTTAGCAATCTATCTCTCCAATAGATAATGGGTAATCAGCAGTTCAAGTGTCCATCGGAGACAGTCCACGGAGCTGCTCCCATGTCCTGTGTGATGGCATGTCCGCCCACCTACGATCTTAAAATGAAAGACGGTGCTCAACAGTGTGTCAATAAGGTTGACCAAGATGCATCGGTTCATTTGATCGCCCAATCTGCCGTTCTGCGACCCATCAACGATTCTTCAATGTTTTCGATTCAAGATC